CGCCTTTTTTATAGCCTAAGAAATGGCTGAACGGAATGCTTACTTTACCGTCTGCAAATCGTTTTCTGTGTCCCCATTTTACATTCTCCGATATTGAACGGCTTTCTTCTTGGGCAAGGCTCGACATTATGGTTAGGAGCAATTCTCCCTTACCATCGAAAGTCCAAATATTCTCTTTCTCGAAATAACACTCAACTCCGTTTTCCTTTAATTTTCTTATGGTTGTAAGGCTATCAACAGTGTTTCTTGCGAACCTCGATACACTTTTTGTTATTATCAAGTCAATGTTTCCCGACAAGGCACTGTCAACCATACTCTTAAATCCCTCTCTGTGTTTGGTTGATGTTCCGCTTATACCCTCATCGGTAAATACCGAAACAAACTCCCAATCATCTCTGCCTTTTATGTAGTTTGTGTAATAATCAACCTGTGCCTCGTATGATGTAAGCTGTTCCTCGTTGTCGGTTGAAACACGAGCGTAGGCGGCTACACGGCGTTTTACTGATTCCACAAGCTGAGCGGAATTAAAACGATTTATGGTCGCAGGTATTGTTGTAACCGATTTTACTCTTGGCACTTCTTTTTTCTCCTTCCTTTCATAATCTTACTCATATAGGCTTTGTATTCCTCGGTATGTTTTGTACCGTGTTTCTTTTCAACAAATTCCCTTGTTTCCGTTTTTCCGTTATTGAAATGGAATATTACCTTGTTTTGATTAACTTCTGCTTTCTCTATGTTCTTATCCATTTCTTCCTCGGAAAACTCGCTTAGGTTCAAAACATCACACACCAAGCCTTTCATTGTATGGTCTTTAATCGCCTTATTTCCGCAGGCTTTACAACATCGCCATATTCTAACCTTTCCGCCGTCGGAATAGGTGCTTGCTTGACTTCTGAAATTTTCTCCGCAGCAACCACACTTTATAAAACCTGTAAATTCATTATATCGGTTTGGATTTGAACTTTTATTTCTGCGAAGTTCACTGCAAGCCTTTCTTCGTTCTTCAGTCCAGCAGTCCTTTCTCGCAGTCGACTTCCATTTTTTCGTCACAACTCTGCCATCGTAAAAATGAAATTCCAATGTTTCATTATCGATAACATATATTTTATCAACCTGTTCAAGAAATACATTTTCATCAAACTCACTTAATCCAAGAACCTCGGCACAAACCGATTTTAAAGTAATTTCGGGAATAGTTCTGCTGTCGCATACCTTATTGCCGTTATCCTTTTTGTTTAGGCAAATCCAAACATAATACACTGCATTAGCATCTTTTCTTTGTCTTTTGCCACTTCTGGAAAAACTTCTGCCGCATTTTGCACATTTAATTTTGCAAGTAAAACAGGTTGTTTTTATACTCGTATTTGCAAAAACTCCAAGTTTTCTGCGGCGGGCTATTTCTTCTTGAACTTTATCATAGGTTTCCTTGTCAATAATAGCCTCATGAGTTCCCTCAACATAGTATTGTGGTAATTCACCTTTATTTCTCTTACGCTTTTTTGTAATAGGGTCTACAATATATTCTTTTTGAAATAAAAGATTTCCCGTATATGTGATATTGCTTAATATCTGACGAATTGAACTGTTTGAGAAATGCAGTCCCTTATAGGATTTAACACCCATTTCTTCAAGTTGTTTCTCTGTACGCTCTGCTGATAACCCATTAAGGAAATTATTGTATATCAGCTTTACAATTTCAGCCTCGCTTGGTTCTATTACCAGATGCTCATCTTCCCATCTATAACCATAAACTTGAAATCGTCCATTAGGTATACCTTGCTGAAATCTTTTTCTCGTACCCCATTTTACATTATTGCTTAAGCTGATAACTTCCTCTTGAGCAAATGATGCGAGTATAGACAACATCAATTCTCCGTCACCAGACAGGGAATTAATATGTTCTTTTTCAAATCTTACCTCAATTCCAAGTTCTCGTAAGTGCCTTACCGTTTCAAGCAGATCAACTGTATTTCTTGCAAATCTTGATATGCTTTTGGTTAAAACAATATTTATTTTTCCTGCTTCACAATCCGAAATAAGTCTTTGAAACTCATCTCTTGCATCTTTGCCTGTGCCGCTTATACCGCTATCTGCGTATATTCCGGCAAACTCCCATTCGGGATTACTTTGTATTAAATCGTTGTAATAACTTATTTGAGCCGAGAGTGAATGCAATGTTCTGCCTTTTTCCACTGATACCCTTGCGTAAGCCGCAACTTTGATTTTCTGCGGAACTGTAGGTATTCTTGGCTCTATTTTGCTGATTTTACGCATAAAACCACTCCTTTCCTACCTATTAATCACTCTAAAGACGGCTTATTGCAAGCAATTATCGGAATATAAAATGCCCAAAGTTGGGTTGTATTTCTTTAGGAAAATTGTATCAATTTCAGCGTATTCATCCTCTGTTATCAAGCCGTTTTTAAGCATCAGCTTTACCTTGTTCATAGTAAGCTGATACATTTTTTCGCTTTTGAAATCAAGCATTAATAATCACCGCCTTTGTAACGGTCTGCTACATAGCAGTCAAAACTACAATACTTTCTTTCATTTCTCGCATAATCTACAAAAGTTTTATTGCAGACGGTGCATACATATTTTATTGCCGTTTTCCTGTTTATCTTGGATTGGTTTTCTTTCCAGTATTTTTTTCGGCAGTCATCACAGCAAAAACTCTTAGGCTTTTTGCTGCCCGTTTGAATTATCACTTCACCGCATTGTCTACACACGCTCTTGTTTATTTTTGTTTTCTTAGTCTTAACCTCTGTCAAATTGTTCCTTCTGCAAAAGGACTTGACGGTATTATCAGATATGCCAAGTATCTGTGCTATTTTTATATATCCGCAGCCTTGCTGTCTTAATTCCTTAATTTGTGTTTTTTGTTTTTCTGTCATAATAGAAAACACCTCCTACCTTATAGCCTTGGCAGGAGGTGTGATTGGACACTTTTTATTCTTTTTTATAAAATTTACATTCGTATCCGTCCGCTCTAAGCAACAAACCATCTGCCCACGGAGGTGTTCTGCCCATCTGCTCACAGACCGAACCAAGCGACATACGCATATCTGCTTCAATAATAAGCTCATCGTGTACATGGGCAACGATGGAACAATTCCTTAAAGTTTTCATAGCATAAAGTAAAATATCCCTTGCTATTGCCTGAACGATATTCTCCACAAACTTCGGACCGTAGCTTTCTATTCGTTCCCATTTCTTTGCCGCTCCAATCCCCTCGTAGGTTACGGACTCACCACCGAATTGGTTTAATCCCATTCTCGGCTTAACATAAGTAAGGGTACGCTTTGACGGCAAAGTGATGAAAAGAATACCGCTTTTGTAAAATATTTTTATACCCTTGACCTGTGCCGATGTTCTCTCCGTAACAACTCTTTTCACGGCATCATCAATATCCCACCAAAGCCTTACAATGTTTGGATTGGCACTTCGCCAAGAGTCAACAAGTGGTTTCAATTCATCTTCCGTCAATCCCATATCCAACGCACCCATAGCCTTTAAAGCACCAACCGAGCCGCCATATCCAAGTGCGAGTTCTGCGATTTTACCTTTTTGACGGAGATGTCCGTTTATTCCGTTCTTCTCTACTGGTATGCCGAACATCTGCGATGCGGATGCACAATAAATATCTCCGCCGTTTCTAAAAACCTCATCTCGCCATTTTTCACCCGCAAGCCACGCAATCACACGGGCTTCAATTGCCGAAAAATCTGCAACAATAAATTTATAACCATTCTGAGGTACAAAGGCAGTTCTAATGAGTTCGGATAAGATGTTAGGAATATTGTCATAAAGCATATTCATACTTTCAAAATCACCGCTTTTAACTATATTCCTTGCATCTTCAAGGTCTGATATGTGGTTTTGAGGTAAATTCTGCAGTTGCACCAATCTTCCGCTAAATCGACCGGAGCGGTTTGCTCCGTAAAATTGAAACATTCCTCTTGCTCGTCCGTCTTTGCAGACAGCATTCTGCATAGCTTGATATTTCTTTACGGAGGACTTAGCAAGCTGCTGTCTGAATTCAAGCACCTTTGCCAGCTTTGGCGGTGCTGTTTTTAGCAATTCCGCAACAGCCTTTTTATCCAAGCTATCGGTTTCAAGTCCGTTTTCCGAAAGCCATTCTTTCATTTGAAGTACGGAATTTGGATTTTCAAGCTGTGTAATTTCCTGCATACTCCTGTTTAACTCTGCCTTTGTCAAGCTGTCAAACTTAATTGCATTTTCGGCAAACTGCATATCGAGAGCAATCCCTCTGTCGTTTATCTCTTGGTCAAGATGGTACTCGTCCCATATAAATTCGGGTACAGGAAAATTCTGCAATTTCTTTTGTATATTCATTTCAACCTCAACATCTCGCTTGTTATAAATCTTAAACAACTCCCATTTATCCGTTGCGTGGTACGGCAGATTTCTTGTTCTGCCGCCGTTTATCTTAGTTGGCTTGCAAGGCACACAAAAATATCTTATAAGACTTTTACCCTCATCAAGTTTCTGTTCCTCTAAGCCAAGTACAGCACCGACACCTTTAAGCGAAAGAGGTAAGCCCATATAAGCCGACCATATCATCGTACATCTCCAAGAGGACGGTTCGAGGTAATTGCTGTCTGTATATTCAACAGTTGTGTAGCTTAGCTTATCGGGATAATATTTTCTGAGGTATGCAGATAAACAGATACGCTCAAAAGTGCAGTTAAATGCCCATTTAGTAATGTTTTCATCATCAAAAGCATTGATGATTTCATCGGGTATTTTTTCGCCCTGTGCCAAATCAATAACCACAACCTCACCGTAATCCACCGAATAGCCAAAAAGCAGAATTTCAAAATCCTCGCTTTCACAATACTTGTACACACCGCACTTTGAGAGGTCTACACTCGAAAAAGTTTCAATATCAATACTCAAATTTTTCATAAACTTCTCCTTAGACAGAGGTCAGCTCTTTCGAGCCAACCTCCCAAAATCAATTATGAAAGAAAATCATCATCTTCCACGGTTTCAAAATCATCTGCCGCATTACTTCTGCCGCCGAGTGATTCTCCGTCCTTCAGCTTCT